CGTGTCTCCTGAAGTAGTAACAAAATTCTACTTCGTCATGGAGCAAGAGAGCAACAATAGTAACGTTGCGCTCGCGGATTCCGTCGCGGATCTTATGATCGCGTCGACGAATTCGTTCCTGCTTGATCTCCTTCAATACCAGTCGTAAGACTGGTGCCATTGACTGAGAGTGCGACCCAACACATGGGAGTAGTTCATTTCAACAGAAAGGTAATACCCTTCAAATGTCTACTTTAAACCGCCATGCTCAGGACCTGAGCAAGGTATTTCAGTGTCTAGTGAAAGATACTGAAATGCAATTCCCTGCACTTTCACAATCGCTGTCGAAAGACTTAGCGAGGGTGGAAGCGGCTGTCAGTAATAGAGGTAATCACGTATTTCTCGTTGATATGCCTCAGCTTGGCAAGCACCTTGATAAGTGCTTAGCAAGTGGCCATTACAATCGCTCTGGTATTACTCTCTCCAAGAGAGTATCCAAGCGGGTAGAGACCCCGAAGTTTCTTCGAGGAATCCACCTAATGGTCTTTGACAGCCACGGCTGTTTGCGAAAGGACGCATGTCCTGTTGCCGTTGCTGCCTATCGGCAGCTACTTCTTTTTGCAAAGAAGTATTACGTACAACCGTCTGACGCAATGGTATCGACAGCTGTCGAGGCCTTTGTTCGTGCAGACATGGATCGTCCAGAACCGTCCAGGTTCTGGCAAATGAAGTCAGATGAGGTAGTAGGTGAATTTGTTGATTACACCGAAGCCCCAGGAGACTTCAGTCTCCTTTCGATTCTGGCCACCGTGGCCAGGATGATTTCCACTACCTTGGGGCATTACAGCCCCTCAGAATGGAGGTTCAAACATGGACCAGGCGCAGTCTCCGACCGGACAGGCAAGTTTGACAAGTATAACTGGTCAAACTGGTCCGAAAGGTTGGAATCCGTTTACCCCTTCGCTGACTATGGCTTCCATAGCTATAGCAGCTGGGCTTGCTTTGTTGACACTGCTGGTGTTCTGGAGGATATTCTTCCTTCTAGACTCATCGCAGTACCTAAGACCGCAAAATCTCCACGGCTTATCGCCGCTGAACCAGTCGCAAATATGTGGTGCCAGCAAAACTTGCACCACTACTTTGCCGCCAGAATCCGTCGAAGTTGGATCGGAAAGTTTATTTCCCTTCGCAACCAAGGACAGAATCGGGCGCTGGCCCTTCGGGGATCGGTCTCGGGGCATCTTGCGACGGTAGATTTATCTGCCGCCTCGGATACCGTCACATGCAATGCCGTAGAGTTACTCTTTAAGTCCAATATGGGCTTACTGAGGGCACTCAGGGCAACACGGACCCCTTGCGTCTCACAGACTGCAACCACTAGGGTTGCTGAGACGCACACGTTGAATATGTATTCAACGATGGGGAACGCCACGACTTTTCCAGTTGAGTCCATTATGTTCTTAGCTATCGCTATCACAGCGGTGCTACACGCCAGGGGCCTCACGGCCAAGCTGGAGAACATAACGGCTCTTCACGGAGAAGTGTCCGTCTACGGGGACGACATCATTGTCCCGGTAGAGAGCAGGGATAGCCTATTACGGCTGTTCCATCTTTTTGGGATGGATTGCAACCACGATAAGACATTCTTTGAAGGAAACTTCAGAGAGTCTTGTGGGTGCGATGCCTTCCGGGGTCACGATGTGACTCCGTTTTATTGGCGACGCCCGTATGGGCGAACCTCCGAGAGCCTATCAGCAGTAGTAGACTTCAGAAATGAAGCCTATAGTCGCTACATGCTCGCATGTAGCGCCTACGCTGAGTCGACTCTTCCTCAGGGAATACCTGAGGTTGCTTACGGCTTAGGAGCCTTCGGCTACTCTACTCGTCTCAAACCAAAGGTCCCTAACGGGATTCGATGGAATGATGACTTGCAGAGGTATGAGGCTCGAGTCCTAACCCTCACGGGAAGGAACGAGGTAACTCGCACCGAAGGGCATAGTGCACTACTTCAGTATTTCACTGAGGCCCCTTCACAGTCGGATGACTGGGAAGCTGGCTATGTGCACGCCTCTAAGCTTAAAACAGCATGGAGGCATACCTCTCTAGACTCGTTGGGGTGCTCAGTCCCAA